CCCCTAATGCGGCAGCTCCCATGCCGTCCTTACTGTAAGCGTCTAGGATTTTCTCGTTAAAGTAATCGACACCAGCCTCTGGTGTCTGCTCATAAAGATTTCCAAACCCGACACCCGCACGCGGGCCAAAGGTTTCCATCCGATCCACCATGTAAGTGTACTTGTTTTCCGACGCGCCTAATAACGCCTCAACAGCGCGCTGCATTGTTGCGTCAGAATACTTATATCGCTCCGCACCGCTTTCATCGACTGCGTAGGCACGCTCAAAATCGCCCGTCATATCGGCGTATTTTTGTCTAAAATCCATCTAACAATTCCACGCCTTGCGCGACCAGTAGTTAGCGCTTAATTTGCTCGATTTACCCTTAATGCCACCAGAGCGCGCACAATACGACCTTTTGCGACCCGGTTGGTCTTTCTTGATGCTCATATTAGGATCGCCAAAGTTAATCTTTTTAACCTGGTCACCCTCAACTGCCAGCACCTCAAACTTCTTAGGCCCACCACGGCGCGGCTTGTTAATCGCCGTAAAACCGTGGCGCTTCTTGGCTGCTGCAATCTTCTCTGCGCGTGTGCGTGCCATTATTTTTTCTTCTTTTTAGCTTTAGCCTTTTTGACAGCTTTTAGATCGGCGCCCGTAATTTTCTTACGATCACCTGCCATCGCGGCTAACTTCTTTTGCTTTGGGCTGTACTTAGAATATGGCATTTACGACTTCACCTGCTTTTCCCATTCGTGGCACCTAACCTGGGCAATCGTGTAAGTTGGGTACCGCACCTGCAACGAAATTACGCCGTTCTGCATAAAATCCGCTATGCACTTGTCCTCAGTGTCAAACGCAGGCCCGCCGATTGCAAAGCAACCGTTCTGCGCACACAAAAGAACAAACGCGGTAAACATCACATCACTTCTTGCCTTTCACTTTCTTCTTCGCTGTTTTCTTCGCCTCTTTGAATGCTTTGGCTGTTGGCGCCCCTTTGCTTCCGGGGGAACGCATTTTCTCGCCACTGCCTTTTTTAATCCGTTCACGTTTCGCGTGGATATTGGCATACAAACCAGGTTTCTTAGCCATTACTTCTTCGCTTTTGCCATACACTTGCCCTTACGAGCACACGCCATAGGCGTCGGACAACCCGCGCAAGGCTTGAACTTAGGGGCAGCGCCCATTTTCTTCATTCCACCAGATTTTGACCCGTATGCCATAAACACCTCCATTGGTTACCATATCCATACCACATTACACGATACCGCGCAAATTCCGTTTCAACTCTCGACGCCAGCTCATCACCGCGCCAGATAACGCAGTCGTGGCCTCGCTTGCCATCGTCAAACACAACGCATCCGCCAAGTCCGGGGATCCCAGGCCACGCTTGCGCATTTCATCCTTGCTTTCCGCTTTCATCTTGCCGGAGCTGGTAAAGCTATACTTAATCGACGTAAGCTCCGCCATGAGCTGCTCGTTCTCCGGTAACTTACACGATCTATTCTCCAGCCAACCCTTTGTCTTAAACCACAGCTCAGTACGCAAATTCATGTAAGTTTCCTTCAAGCTAGGCGTTTCACTTACATTCACCCCGCGCACTGGCAAGCCCATCTCGTGCAGTCGGTCAACAACCCCAGCGCCAACACCAATACTATCAACTAATATCTCGCGCGGCTGCGCACTTGGCGGTAAACCCTCGTATTCCGCCACAACGCGCCCCACAGTTTGCATCAAGTCCAACCCACGCCAGGCACGTATTTCAGTCACAATCGGGCCTTGCCGCTTACACAACGCAGTTTTATCCGTTCCAAACCGGGCCACGTCCAAACCCCAAACACTGGGGGTATCCTCGTGCACCTCTAAATCTCGATGTACCGCCGATTCCACCAAATGATACGGAATAATCGTGTCGTCGTCAGACAACGGGAATTCGCCTAAAACGCGGATCCGGAACGCGTTGCTTTCCTCCCCGTAACGCTCCCGCATTTCCTGCACAAATTCATCACTCACTAACGGACTGTCAACGCAACTCCAGCGCTGCGTCCACCAGCTATCCGCCATACGCGTCTGACTTTCAAAAAACGTGCCACTAGACCGCGTGGGGTTGCTCAAAAGGATCGTCGTGGCGTTATGCCCGGACATAGACCCAGCCGCCGCCTCAAACACTTTCTCAGGCACACCTGAGGCTTCGTCCACCACCAGAAGCACATTGTCACTATGTACACCAGCCAGCGCCTCTGGAGTTTCTGCCCTACTGGTACGCGCCGAAATAAACGCCTCACTAGGCGCCGCAGCAAGCTCAACCCTGTCCGACTTGACCGTCAACATCTCCTGCAACTGGGGCGGCAACTCACTAATCCAGCGCTTTAACTCCGCAAACAACGCGTCAAACAACTGACCACTGGTGGGCGCCGTAACAACAACCTTATTGGGAAACCTCAACAGCAAATACCACAGCATCGCCCAAGACGCGCTTGTAGACTTACCCGTGCCGTGACCAGAGCGAATTGAGATTTTACGCTCGTTCTGCGCGATTGCATTCAAAAAATCCTTCTGGTAAGGCAAAGGCTTCGCGCCCAGCACCTCCTCAACAAAACGCACCGGGTCATCCCAATATTCAACCACAAAATCGTCAAAAGGATTGGATCCGTCACTCATCCACAATCTCCGCGTCCGGTATATCGTCAAGGTTCTGACGATCACGGTTAAACTTACGCAACGCATCCAGGTGCATATCGCCAATATTAAGCGTTATATTGTTTTGCGGGCGTGTACCATATTTTGCCTGGTTTAACGCGCCAGCCATAAACTTGCGGTAATTCACCTTCTCACGCGTGGCTGAGATTTCGTTACTTGTGCTATCGCCAGTGAGAGTATCCACCATCGTTAGCCCTTCCTCAACAAGAGCGTCTGCCGCCTCAACGCGGGCTTCCTGAAGTATTTTCCGGTACTCATCATTGGCGTTCAGAGCGCGGCTCAAATATGACCGGGAACAGCCATAATCCCGCGCAAGCTGCGCCACAGTTATGCCAGAGGCGATCTGATCGTATAACCAATCAGCGCCGCCCTGACGCTCAACGTCACTAAGGATCCGCTTTCGTAATGCCTTGCCTGCCACTGGTGTCTCCCAATTTTTCAAAATTTTACGCGCAGGAGCGGTTTTTGGCAATAGGGGTGCAGGGGGGGTGCGGGTGTGTGTGTTTTGTTGCACCAGAACCCGCCCCTCGATCTGCGCGCCGGGGGGGGTGTTATGCATAGTCGTATAATGGGAATTATGTTAAATTATTGGTCAATCGTAATGATATCAATGACTTACAGAGGATATGTATTAAGTATAACTTATGCAATACACGCAAACCACAATATGTTGTGTCCTGAACGCTTGTTCAATTAACGATTTTGCAGTATTCGCGCGCGCGTGCAGGCGAGACTGCGTGTATGTGTAAACGAGGTTTTAACCTCAGTGCATTGTCTCAATATCACCGTTACCTTCAGCGACTAACGCCAGCACCACCACTATCGCAGCCATGACTTCTTCAGGTGTAGCGCCATCCTCGACCCGCTCATCCATGTAGTCAAACAGCATGTCTACTTCGTTTGTTACTTTGTCTGCATCTTCGCTCATACTAACCCGAACCAGTGTATCCATTGCTGTGCTCCTCAGTGTTACACTTCATCGTACCACTGATACGACAAGAGGCCCAGTGTTTAACTGAGCCTCTTGGAGCGGCACGCCAGGGAGGAACGCGAACCGCTCTAGCGCATTGGGAGGAACACGCTAACATATATTTATCACTTTGTTTCGCCATCGCCAACCTCATGCAGTTCCGGAAGCAGCGTCACGTCGAACACGTAGCTTTCTTTCGCGTTACCGTCTGCGCTTCCCATACGCGCCAGATACTCGTGCAAGTGCAGCTTACCCTCCCGCAATAACCGTTGCATCATCCACAGGCCCGCATATCGCACCGTGCGATGCTCTGGATAGCGCACATCAAACACAATCGTTATCTCCGGGTATAACTTCGCGTACCGCCGCAAGTCTTTCCGATTGATCGACACAGCGTTGCGCGGATCTATCCCCCAAAACTCCATCGACTTCCGCCACGGCGTTGTGATTGTCTTTAGATCGCACGGCCCCTGCATCACCATGTCGTACGTGAATGGATCCCCGTCCTTGTCCGGGTTGCGCTTAATCTTCACCCGGTCAAACCTGCGATCCAGGAACACGCGCTCCAGCTCCTCGCCGTGCTTGCACCACCAAGCTTTATCTTGATTTGATACCATCGCGTTTCTCCAGCTCGTACTTCCTCGCCAGTATTAGCCTTGTCTCATTCTCTGTCCATCGCGGCGCAACTCGATCTGCAAATTCACCGTTAGGCAACCCCAACACTTTCCGCCGATTTGCGAACCCGTACAACTCGTCAAGAGATGATACAGTTGCCAGTTTTCTCTCTAACTTCGCCAACTGGTCATTCCCGTCTTTGGACATTAGGACACCCCTATAGGGGTGTGTCCTGACTGTCCAAGATTGACCACCTCAAGACATACCATGTCCAACTCATGTCCAACCATGTCCTAACTCCTCGC